CCAACCTCATTAATTTATTGTCTACTTCTTCATGGCGGCCTTCGCGCAAAAGAAAAGCTACATGATCGGCAGCTTCTTTAGGCGTCATATCTTTTTTAATTTCTCCACCATCTGATTTGGCAACGACGCCGCCCCTTTCGTATTTCCGGCGGACCTTAACGTGGTCGTGGTTAAAAACGACGTAGTTATGTGTCGGCTCGTCGGTTTGATCACGAGAACCGGCATCAAGATATTTAATTCCTTTAATGCCATGCAAAGCTAAAGCATCCGATGCACCTTGAGACCCAAGATTTCTCGCTAGAAGGTTTTGAATTGATGATCCTGTGTAATCTAAAAATTCATCTGGCCGTTTAAATACAGACGACCATGCAAATCTTTGGCTCGGCGTTTTTGCATTTTTTTTTGCATAGCTTAAAGATTGTTCAATAGCATTCTGCACCATTTCGGAATGTTCACGAATTGGCCTATCCCAATCAAGGAAATGATCTGGATGTGCATTGATATGCACCTCGTACATATGACCCGCAGATTTGGCATATTCTGCTTTTAACAATGCCTCTGCAACGGAGTCTGGAATATTTTCATTATTCCAGATAACGCCGCTAGCTTTACCCAAATCGCCTTCATGCTCATTGATATAATGAGCAGCGAGTACCGATGTTTCAGGGTCATATCCTAATTTTGTAAACGCATTTGCAATTTCTCTTCTTGCCCAATGCGGATGTTCTTCATCACCAATTTTAACATCTCCGGGATGATGGCCGGATAACCTGTCACGATAACTTTTTGCAACATCTTCATTTCCAGCAAAATACAGCCCATGCCCATAAGACTGTGCGCCTTCGCCAGTGCCGATCTTGCTGGTATCAAACTGCTCAAAGTCGTGCGGAGAGCCGTGATAGGCTGTGATGCCTTCATCGTCGGTGAGAGCGCCGCCGTCAGCTTTGCGATCAATAAGCGGCTTCCATGAGCCATCAGGCTGTTCATGCTCAATGTCTTCGGGCGGGACAGATTTTTCAGTCGCTGTAATGTCAGAATATGGAAGATGTTGTAGCGCATCAGTTGGCAATTTACTCACAGGGATACGCAGAAGAGCGCCTTGCCTTTTCTTACCCAACATTTGGTTGGGATGATCTTCAGCATAACGACGACTTTCTTGCGGGTCTTTATGGAACCAAGTTGTCCCTTGAGACGCTTCTGGGTCTAAACCTCCCTTTGCAATAAACGGCAAAAGAGAATGTGCTGTGCCATGATACACATACTTTTCAACTTCTCCGCCGTCAGCCTTAGTTATGTCAGGGTCTGACGGGTCAAACGCGCCTTGATTTCCAATAGCGGACTTAACCTGCGACGGATGGAAAACAATGGTCTCCAAACCCTCACCCGTTTCGGGGTTAAAGCGTCCAGCAACATCGCTGTCTTGCATGTGATAGATGCCATCGTACCCGGCATCTTTCATCTTCTGAATATCTTCGGGATGCAAAGTCATCGGCCACGCAAATGACTTTGAGCCAAATTGCTCTTGAAGCCGAGCTTTCCCTTGCGGGTCGGTTTCATCAACAAACAGCGGCTTCTCTATTTTGACATAGAGGGGCATGACGTTGGCCCCCTCTTTGAACTGGCCTGACCGCTCTATAGTGTTATGCCCCGCAGGCTGTTCTTTTTTGTTAGGTGTCAGCCAAATAGCGGGGCCAGACATCTTCGGGTTAAACCCGCCCGGAATAAATTTGGAAAAGTTTCCCGTAGTGATGTGATAGTGAACCCAAGGGTTGCTTTTGCCGTCAACGGCTGTGCTTTTGCCAAACCATTTTTGGAAGTTCCTTTCGCGGCGCGGGTCGCCGTTCGGAATGTAGCCTTCCACATCGCCGCCGTCAGCTTTCTTCAAACGCGGCAAATCAGAAACGCCTGCCGCATCGTTAATTGATTGAACTTCGTCATCGCTAAGAACGCGATTGACCTTCATGCCGCCGCTGATGATCCAGTTGCCGGTCATGTTTGGGTTTGTCTTGTAGCGATAATGCCCGCCTGCAGGAACTTGATCCGTAATATGTGCCGTTGCTGGCTTTGGACGGCCATCCTTGGTGTATTCCATCCGCGAGTTGGCAACAGATTGCCAATCAACATCATCTGGATGCTCAACCTCTGCCCACACCTGATTGTCAGGACGGTAGTCAGGAGCTTTTAAATCGCGCGAAGATTTCCCGCCAATGTGGGTAGCAACGGGAAGATCGCCTGAATGCCAACCCGGACGATATGCAAGATCGCCAAGTTTGGATTTAACCTTTGTCGGGTCTTTGCCCGGATCGCCAGCTTTTGCTGCAATCCATTTTCCAATCGGGACAGGTGTATCCGCATCCACAAACAACGGAAACAATTGACCCGGCTTGCGAGGGTTTGTTCTGAAAAGTTTGTAAGCCTTGACGGTATTTTTTGGCGGTTCAACAACGCCGCCATCTTCAAAATGTTCGCGGACGTAATGGTCAAACATTAGTCATCCCCGCGAAAAATTGGCTCCCCAGCCTCCGCTGTACGAATGTGAACGCCGGGAATGTTCATAGCCGGATGAAGCGGTGTCATACCGCCGCGAGCATACTCATCATCGCTGCTGCGCTGCGGTTTCACGCGAGGCAGGGCTGATGTTTCTGACGTGACTTCTGTTGGGCGCTGGTACGAACCAATTTTTGGCTGACCAAGCCCTTTACCCGCCTGCCCGCCCCAAACAGGACGATCAAAACCCTTGTTGAGATTGATAATCTCATCAATAGCTTGCGGATGCGTCAGTTCCCCAACCGCATATCGTTTCCAGATATCGCGAGCCGCACGCTGCATCGGAGCAGACTTGTTCTTGAACAGAGTCCGCACCGCTTCCCAAGTAACCGACTGCATTTCAGACGGATGGACACCGCGCATCATTGCGGCCTGACGAACGGCTTCAGCATGCAACGGATAGTCGCCCGTCGCGCCGGTTGATCCGGTCTTCTTCGACGGATCGACGCCCATGATCCACGGGTCGCCTTTTTTCTCTAGCTGCTTCTTAGCCAAGCCAGTCGGTGTCGTGCCAAAGTTCTGATGCACAGCCTTTGCAGACGACCCATGCGGCAGCATTTGGCCGGCGGCAACGGCATGCGTATCAATCACGACGCCATTCGGGTCATTTGGATTGGTGATGACGTTATAGAACTCGCGAACCTTATGATTGTTGCCAATCTTTTCGTTGATGTTCTCAATCGACGGATCGCGATAGATGCCAATAGCCTTTTCAATCGGCAAATAGCTGTTCCACGATGCCGTATCAACCGCAGAGCCAGACTTATTCAGCATCGGGCCAAGGAATTCGCCTGTCGGGCTGACAGCTTGATACTCGCGTGGGTTATGCGCCTCATCAAAAGCGCGAATCCACATCGATGCTTTCTTTTCGCCGTTCTCTTCGCCCAAAACATCGCGCAAAGTTTTACCTTCAAGCTCGTCCCAAGTGACGCCTTTAATGTTTCTGGTCGATTTAATTTGCGGCAGCCCTGCAGCTTTAGGTCCGCTGCCACGCGCAATCTCTGTCATGCCTTTGGTCCACGGCGTATCAAGGTGATGCGTCAGTGTATCCATGACACGTTCTGCAAGCGTGACGTTTTTATCCCACGGAGTCTGCGGAGAAAGCACGGCCATCATGCCGTGCGCGGCTTCAGGCGGCAAACCATGCGCACTTGCATACTGATTGCCAAGTGCGTGCGCCGCGCGATACCAGAAGCGGCTTGTTTGACGCTGTTCGACCGGCGTGCGATCCCACAGAGCCAACAAATTCTTCACATGGAAGTCAGTCAGGCGACGTTCTGCTTCATCAGGCGATGGTGTTGCACCTTCACCTTCTGGGCTCCACATCGCAGGATGCTGTTCATACATACGCGTCGCAATTGCGCGACGGTTTTCGGGCGTATGAGAGCTAGGCGAAATGTCTGTGCGCGTTTCACCCGCTTTCGGTGGACCTTTTTCAGCCTTTACAACCGTTGGCATCGACGCCGAAACGGTGCGCGGGTTAGGTTCACCCGGACTTAACGTGTCTCCGAACGAGACTTCGCCTTCGTGGCCTGCGCCTTGACGGTGGGCTTCTTCGATGAGCTCGCGGAGGCGTGAGAATGACTCTGTCTGAAGATTATTTTTGGATTTTTGTGCGGATGATCCGGGTGATTTGCCGGTCGAAGACCCCTGAATGCCATATTCTGATCCTTTCGATGGAAATGCGACGTGTGTGGGGTAAGCATCAACATCATACTGACCGCCAAGCGCCTGATCGATAGCCTTAGCGATCTTTACGGTCTCTTTTCCACCGTCGCCGCCCGTGATGTCCATGTAGCCTTTGCCGACATCGGTCGAATGACCGAGTGCAAGGCCTTTTTCGTTCAGGTTTTTATAGATTTCATGCACTTCGTCAGGCGAAAGACCCTTTGGAAGGTTTACGCGGACAACACCGGTCTTGAAACTGCCCTCAAATGGCTGCGCAGAAGCGCCCATCATGGAATCCTGATGGAACAATTCGCCCAAACCGTTCATAGCAGGCACGATGTGATCAGGGTTATACGGCTGGAACGTGTAATTTGGGTTGGTATAGCCTTCAAACCCGCCCAGACCCGGCCTGACTTCGCCCTGAATTCCTGTCTGGCGCTGCCAGCGGCTCATAAAATCGCCAATCATGCGGTTTGAAACAGCCGCCTTGGCCTGCGGATGCAGTGCTTCCCACCTCTGCTTGAGATCGGCATCCCACTTTTCACCGGGCGCAACCTCAAAATAGGCTGACGGCGGTTCCTGCGGAGGCTTAGACAGGCTCATCTTCTGCGGACGCGGCTGCGCCATGACAGATTTTGCCACCCCTACAGGATCGGCTTCAGGAGCCGGCGGGACGACCGATAGCGCCTTGGAGACATCACCGCCGTCTGCAAAGCCCGGAGCCGCCTCTGGGGCTGCGCTGGGGGCTCTGCGGCCTATCGTAGGAGCCTTCACGGTCTTGCCGGCAGGAGCAAAAACAGTAGCGGCTGCGGGTATAGCCTCTTCAGGCGTTTGTGCGTTGGTTGCTTCTTGGATTTGATTAACAACCATGCCCGGTGCGGTGACCGGGTTCATAAACCCTAAGCCGGTCCAAATGGCCTTGTTCCGCCCCATGGAACTGCTGACCATATCGGCTCCGCGACGCGCAAGGTTTGCAGCCTTCTCCGGGTCGTCTGTATGCGAGAGGTACTGATCGTACATCTTGCCATACATCACATTCGGATCGGTGATGCTGCCAACTTCACGAGCAAAGCCGGCCAGCTTCGACCACCAGCCGTCATCTGAAGCGTCGGGTTTATCGGCCATAGTACGTCCTTAGCGGTTCGACAGCATGTGATGGATGATTTCCAATGCCTTCATGACTGCAGCATCCTTCTGATGCTTGCTGCCTTCAGCGGAGCCGCCGCGTGCACGACCGCGCTCTTCCAGCTCACGGCGAGCGGCACGAACGTACATTGCAGGATCATCATCACCGGCCATCTGACGCTTTTGGTATTCTTCATAAAGCTTCTGAGACGACTGTCCTGCATACGGGTCTTTGAAAAGACCAGACAGGAAGCCGCCAGCAGGAGATGCTTCTGTAGATGTCGAAGATGCAGCACGAGGACCGGCAGAGCCAGAGCGTCCAGCAGGGGTCGATATAGTTGGAGCGGCAGGAGCCGCAGCCTCTTCTCTGCGCATGCTGTACGGCATGAGCCTGTCGCGAGCGATCATGAGGATCGATGGATCAATAATGCCGGTATACTGACCTTCGCCACCGCCGCGCCGCGCCATCATAGGCAAAGAACCGGCAGGACCGACAGAGCCAAGCCGTTCGCGAAAAGCCGCCGCGCGATCATCATCCGCATCCATATACGGAAGAGGTTCTGGCGGAGAACGAACTTCATCAACGGAAGGACCACCATAAACAGGGAGGCTTGCTAACATTCTTCGTTGTTGCGCCTCTGGATCATACGGCACATTGAAGACATCACTATACTCGCTACCCGGAATAGGAACGCGAGTACGTTCGTCTTGAGATGCAGCAACCTCAGACATTGGCCGCTGACGCTTCCTTGCTTCCGCAAGTGCAAGGGCTCCTGCTGTACTTTGAGCACCCTGTTCGCTCAAATACCCTTTCAATTCATTTGTCATTCTTTCCATCTGGCCGGGATAAGCCTGATCAAAAGTTTGACCACCGTACAATCCCAAACCACCAAGACCAGTCACAGTGACAGGATCGGACAAACGAGGTGAGGGCCGCGTCGGAGCAGGGCGCGGCCCAAACGGAGATGTAGATACGCGAGAAGGCGCAGGCGGTGGCTGGATCGGACGAGAGCCGGCAGGAGGAACTGAAGTTGTCTGCTGAATGTTTGGACGAATTTCAGTAGGAAAAATTGCGCGCAAATCATCAGCGTTTTTGTTCAAAACTTGCGCGTTTGGCGGAATAGCTCTGCCAGCCGGGATTTCAACAATAGCGCCACTTGGCATTTTCACAATTGTGTTCGGGCTTTTCAAAGCAGATTCGAAAAGAGTTTGAGCTTCTGTTCGCATTAAAGCGCGTTGCTTTGGAGAAGATTGGCTCTGAAAAATGTCCATCAATTGTGAAAATTCTGCGCCAAAATTTTTAGACGCGGCACGAGAAGCGCCCGCTGCGCCACGAGAAGAACCATAAGAAGCCATCTTCAAACTCCCGGCATATTAGGGGGCATGATACCGCCCATTGATTGCTGCTCTTCCTCTTGAATGTTTCTCATGGCGGGCTCGATCAGAGGATTAATCAAGCCGGCACTGTACGGGTGCACAGCAACGTTCTGCGCCAAATCAATGAGCTGGATGCGCTCTCTCGATGCGCGGTCTTCAGCCTTCTGATGCAACTCTGCTTCCGCAAAGTGCATGTCGGCCTGCGCCTTTGCCATCTCAACCTGTGCCTTGATCAAATCAGCCTCGCCCTTCATCTGCGAGGACTGAGCACGGGTCTGGGCATCAAGCATGTTGGCATCAGACTTCTTCTGTTCAGCCATCATCTTCGACTGTTTCTCAAGCAGCTCAGGCGGCGGGTTGGCCTGCGCATCCTGCGGAGCAAAGAACTGTTCAGGGTTCGACCAGCCGATAGCCTTCAAGGCTTCCGTATCAACCACCATAGGATCGAACATGCCGGGGTTTGATGCCTGCAACTGCTTCAGGGCCATGATCTTCATCAGGCGCTGCGTGTGGCTTGCCGTATTCGGATCGGCCTGCGGGACCAGCTCGCAGTCGTTCAGAGCCTGCACGAACGTGTTCTCGTCCCAAGGATAGGCAAGCTTGCCCTTCTGCTGCCAGAAGCTCTCAGGGTGCTCCTTGAAGCAACGACGCAGGAGCTGGAACTCTTCAGCCTGCGCTGCATGCATGCGCTTGTGCACGGCATTCAAAATCTTCGTAGCCTGCTCGATCATCGCAAGCGTCGTGCCCACCGGCGCATCCTGCCGGCCTTCGCCAACAGCAAGCTCCGCAGTGCCGCCGACACGCGATCCGGTCTGGACCATGTTATCGACAAGGCCCATCAGGGACGGCGCAGCGCCCGTATTGTAGGGCAGCGGCATGATCGCCTGATTGATTGGCAAGCCACCTGTCTTGACCAGAGCACCGCCGCCGGGAGGAATGCGGAAGATGTTCGTGTTCTGCCGCGCACCCGTGTCGGCCATCAGGAAGCCGGGGAAGTTGGCGTACATGCCAGAGTCCAACAACTCACGCCATGCAGCAGTCACCGCATTCGTCGTGTTGCCAAGGATGTGCAAGAGGCCGATGTCATAAAAACCCATGCCCGGAACAAACGTGTATTTCACGAAGTTCAAACGAGCGACAGGAAGATCGGAGGTGTCCTCATCGTAGTTGCGGACAATCGACAAAATCTCTTTGGTCGAAACGTCAATCGTCACGCGATACGGGATTTCAAGACCAGAAATCTTGCCTTTGTACTTGTGCTCAAAGCCATCGATGTCGAGTTCGCAATAGCACTCGTAAATCTCACGATCACGGTCTTCAGGGTTGAAGCTTTCTTGCGCAATGCCCTGCTGATCGTTCTGCATGCGCTTAACAGCATCAAGCTCTGCAGGCTTTGGCGTAGACAGATCAATGTCGCGATAGACGCCAAGGATTTGCAGACGCTTAACCGTCGAAGGACGCATCATTACCTTATGCGTAATGCGCTTGGCATTGCGCAGATCAGTCGCGCTGTTGTTGACAATCAGATCATTAGCATCAACAGACTCGCTGACAGGCCTGTTGCGCAGCGGACAGAAGTAAATCTTCTTGAAAGAAGTGCCACCAAAACCAAGCATCAACAGCATGCGGTCAGTATCAGGATAATACTCGCTCGCAACCGCTGTCAGGTAATGGTTCAAATCTTTCTCAAGAGCATTCGCAAACGTGTCCTGCTGGATCGTTGATGCATTGGCATCGTTGCGAACCTTAACCGGTCCATCGGTCGGCAGCATCTCGCTGCGTGCATTGGCCTGAAAACGCAAAACTGCTTCAAGAAGAAGCGGATGGCGAACCTTGCTCATGCCTTCAACAGGAGCGCCGTCTGTGGCTCCCTGCAAGCCCGGAAGCTCAACCTTAAGGCCAAGAAGCTTGATGCCTTCAGCGCGGTCCTGAACCCATTCCTTGCGGCTTGTTATGTCGTCATCAATGCCGCGAATTAATTCATTGGCGATGCTGACCAGATTACCTTCGTCAATCTCATCGACAAGATTGCGGAACCATTCGCGCGAACGCTCTGCAGTGTCGTCTTTCTCGCCAATGCCTTTGCCGTTAAGAGAGATCGTCACCGAGCCATCGGGATGTTCAATGCGCAGGATTTCGCCGGCATCTGACGTTTCTATCTCCGGGCCACCTTCATCGATGACGACCTCCAAACCGTCGTCCTCTGCAGCCATAGGGTCTACAGCAGGAAACAATTCGCGGATATTAGGCTTGAGACCCGGCGTCATCGGCATGAGCTAATTCCCTTCGACGGGCAGTTCTTCCATCTCTTTTACAAAGCGACGGATGCCCTCTTGGGCAGCTATAGTATCGTTTTTTGCCATGATTTCATAGTGACGAACGTAATCATATGGAGCCTTGCCCCATACCTCCACGCGAAAGTTGCCAATCCGCTGCGGAGTCGCAGGCCTCAATACGTCAACGATGGCGCTTGCCAGAACCTGTGCCATTTATTCCCCCGATGAACCGTCAGGGCACTATAGCACAAATATTGTCAGACGTTGTACAACGGCGCAGGCGGTGAGCCGTTGAACTGCATCTGAGATTCAATGTCAGCCGTCCACTCAGGGCCACGCACAAGCAAGCCGGTCTCGCGCAAGTGCTTCAGGGTCATGCTGACCGTGTCCACCAAGTCGTCGTTTTTGCCTTTCGGGAATATCTCGCACTGCTTGATGACGTTGTCTGCCCAAGCACGATCAGGCGCATAGATCAGGCCTTCCGCAAACAGGTGCGCAACCGAATGCACACGCGCAAGCTTATCCTGCGATTTCGGATCAACTAGTTGAACTGCGAAGTCTACATGGTTGAAAAGCCTACGCAATTCCTGCGCGACGCTGATGCCGGCGGCTTTGTTTTCAACCAGCAATTTGTCAACCTTGAACTTGCGCATGCTGTCTTCAACCTTGACGACAAGCTCATGCAGCTCAAGCCTTTCCTGCCACGCCCAGAGCATCACAACCTTTGGGTGCTCTTCCGTGTATGTGCGCCTTACAGCACTGACGAGATCACCGTCAGGCGTGATCTGACGCGTCGCAACGGCCACCTGATCGCCACCGCTGAAGATGCCCCAGATGGTCATGGCGCTGAAGTCGTTCTCTGTCTTGGTCGTATAAGCGGTATCAAGCGACGCGATGACATAGTCCAGAGGCGGGAACTTATCGCGCTCCCATAGCTGCCACCAATCGCGCTTGATGACGCCTCCGCCACGCGGAGCCGGTTCCTGCTGATGCTGGCCGGCAGTCGCATACGGACCCATGGCACGCTCATCGCGATCCACAATCTCCAGCGGAAACCGCTCAGGGAATAGAAGCTCCCCGTCCTCTTCACGAGGGTCTTCGTAGCCAAGCTTCGTCGGAGCGGCTCTGACAGGGTCGTAGCGCATGGGCAGCATGATGTGATCGTAGCCCAGCCCCTTGTCGAGGATAACGCCTGAGACATCGTCCTGATGCAGGCGCTGCATGATCACAACGATGGCGCTCTTAATAGGGTTATTGAGGCGCGTCGGGATCGCTTCGAGGAACGTCGTCACCTCAGTCTCTCGCTGCGTCTCAGAGGCCGCAGAATCCACGCTGTGAGGGTCATCGATGATCACCCGGTCACCACGGATACCCGTCAGGCTTGTGATGGCTGTGGCAATCCTAAAACCGCCCACGCTATTCTGGAAGTTAAGCTTCTCGTTCTGATCCTTCGCAAGGCTCACACGGTCGCCCCAACGCTCTTGATACCATTCACCGGTAATCAACTGACGCATGCGCCGGCTGTCGCGGGCAGACAGGTTCTCAACCTTGTGCGCAGCGCAGACGTACCGCAGCCACGGCATGTTCTTTGGCCCCCACTCCCATGCAGGCCAGAACACGTTGGTAATCAGCGATTTCATTGTGCCCGGCGGCACGTTGATCAGCAGCCGATTGTAAGGCGAACCATCAGGCAGCTCATCGCCGTTAGTGATAGCTTCAAGATGCTCGCAAATAAAATCGATATGCCAGCCGTGGATGTAAGGCGATCCCGGCTCGATCACATGCCAAGCCTGCCGAATAAACTCAGCAAG